AGTGGTATCGAATAGCTTCCCATTTGAAGATGTCTGTACAAAGGGCTCAGTATGAAATTACTTCTTCAGAGTTTATGGATTGGATTGCTTATCTTGATGATGATGCTAACAGATTTCATAGGGAAGATTATTTCCTCGCCCAAATTGCAGCAGAGATTAGAAGATCCTTTGTTAAAGATCCCATGAGTGTCAAACTTTCACCTTTTTTATTAAAATTTGGAAAGAAAGAAGAAAGGAAAAAATTGAGTATAGCAGAAAGTACAAAACGAGCAAAAGCATTTTTTGGTGGCATGTTTAAATTTCCAAAAAAAACTTAAAAGGAAAAAGTAAATGGCTGAAAATTTAGACCTTGGTAATTTGTTGGTTCATTTAAGAGCTGATGCAACTCAATATATGAGAGTTATGAGAGCAGCAGAAGCACGAATGAAAAGTACCGCTGCTTCTATTACAAAAATTGGCAGACAGATGGCTATGAGGGTAACATTACCTTTTGTTATTATGGGTGGATTAGCCACAAAAACAATGGCAGATTTGGAATCTGCTTTTACCGGAGTAAGAAAGACAGTAGATGCTACAGAAAAAGAATTTGAACAATTGAAATTAGGATTTGAAAAAATGTCTATTCTTGTCCCTATTTCAATAAAAGAATTATATGGAATAGGAGAAGCTGCTGGTCAATTAGGAATTCAGACTAAAAATATTTTGAAATTTTCCAGAGTTATGGCAGATTTAGGAGTCACTACAAATTTAACTGCACAAGAAGCCTCTATGGCTTTGGCTCGTTTTGCAAATATAACACAAATGTCTCAAAATGATTTTGATAGATTAGGCTCAACTATCGTAGATTTAGGGAATAATTTAGCAACGACAGAAGCAGAAATTGTAACAATGAGTTTGAGAATGGCAGGTGCTGGCAAAGTAGTGGGTCTTACTGAGCATGCCATTATGTCTCTTGCTTCTGCTGTATCCTCTGTTGGAATACAAGCAGAAGCTGGTGGATCAGCAATGTCAAGAGTTTTGCTCGATATGAGTAGTTACGTTAAACAAGGCGGAGCAGAATTAGAAGCTTTGGCAAAAGTAGCCAGAGTAACAACGAAGGAATTTGCAGAAAGTTTTGAACAAAATGCGGCTGAGTCTATTTATTTATTTGTAAAAGGTTTAAATGAAGCAAATAAAGCAGGAGCTGATGTTACTACAATATTGGAAAAATTTGGATGGCAAGGTATTAGGATTATAAGAGTTTTATTAGGATTAGCCGGTGCTAATAATGTTTTGGAGGAGAGTTTGGATATAGGCGGAAGGGCTTGGAAAGAGAATACGGCTCTTACTAAAGAAGCAGAATTGAGATATGGCACTTTTGCATCTCAGGTGATTATGCTCAAAAACAAATTTGTGCTAATATCTAAAGAAATTGGTCTTATGCTAAAGCCTGCCGTTCTTAATTTGATAGGTATTATTAAAAGAATGACAGTTTATTGGGATTTAATGAAAGATAGCGTCAAAAGAAATATTCTTGTATATGCTGGCATAGCTGCTGCTATTGGACCAGTTTTATTGGCTACAGGGCTTCTTATTAAATCATTGTCTTTTATAATCACTACTGTTAATACTCTTACAGCTTCTTTTATTGGATTGATAGTTGTAATGTCTGGTCCAATTGCTGTAATTCTATTATTAGCTGCTATCGCATATACTTTATATGCTGCTTGGAAACAGAATTTAGAAGCAATCAAGGACAGAATGCAAGAATGGTTTAATGCTTTTAGTGCAGGTATTACTTGGTTAATTAATACTCCAGTATTTAGATCAGTTAAAGAATTTGGGCGGATGTGGATAGAAACTTTTAAATTTATTGGAAAAGAAGGCAAAACTTTTTTTTCTAATATATCTGCACTTGCTTCTGGATCTATTGCTTGGTGGGTTAGAGTAGGAGTAGGCATTCAAGAAGCATGGAATGCTCAAACTTTTGGTGAGATGTGGACTAAATTTAAAAATGAATGGGATGCTGCTCCTATTGATTTTGCTAATGCTTTTTTAGAGCAAGCTGATAAAGCTGATGCTGCTTTGAATACATTTTATACAAATGTAAAATCTCAGTATGAATCCTCAGTAATCACTTTAGAAGCATTTGGAAAGGCTACAATTGAACATCTCGAACAATTGATGAGTACACTAAAAACTCAATTTGGTCAAGATGCAGATGCTGTGATAGCTTTGATTAAAAGTAAAATGTTAAAATTAAAGGAAGTAAGTTTACCTATACCTTCTACTGATATTGCTGAAATAACAGCTGAAATAGAAAAACTTAAAAATGCTTATGTACCAGTGATTCAGAGATCGGAAGAATTTTTAGAGAATCAAAAAGATGCTAAGGCAATAATGAATGAGATGCTCAGAAGTCTTGATTTGGAGTATTCTTTGTTAGGTAAAATATCTGAAGAACGGGAACGTGCTATGCAGATGGCACGGTTTGAAAAAATAGCAAACGAGGCTTTAACAGAAGAGTATATCACTCAGTTAGAATACAAAAAACAAATAGAAGATTATGAAAAAGGTATCAAAAAAATAATTGAAGGCAGAAAAGGGTACGAAGCTGCATTTAAAGGACCACTTGCTCAGTGGGCTTCAGATGCTGGCAATCATTGGGAGCAGTTAGGTAATATTGCAACTGGCACATTAGATGGTATCGCTGATTCATTTACTGATTTATTAATAGATGGCACAATGACTTTCAGACAGTTAGCCGATTCAGTAATAAGAGACATTACAAGGATGATGATTAAATGGTCAATGGCTCAAATGGTTATGGGATTCTTGGGTGCAGCAACTGGAATGCCATTAACTTCTACTGTTACAAGTGGAGGTGCTTATGGAAATGGTATGGCTACGATGCATAATGGTGGTATTGTACCAAGACTTCATAATGGTTTAGCTGCTGATGAATTTCCAGTAATTTTACAAAGTGGTGAACAAGTGTTATCCAAAAAAGAAGTAGCTGAATCCAAGTCTCAATCAGAAGGTGGAGGAAGTAAAACTGTAAACATAAATGTCAGTGCAATAAATTCTCAAGACACTTATGCATTTTTAAACAGAAATAAAAATGCGATTGCTTCCATGATGCAAACTTCCCAAAGAAATAATCATCCAATAAGAAGAGGTTAATATGATTAACTTAGTTATTAATGATTTTGTTAAAGATGCTGCTTATGGTAGCTTCGGCGAACAGGCTCCTTTGAAGAGGTCTTTGAATTGGATAACTGACGTTGTTTCCTATGATTCTGGTAAGGAACAAAGGAATCAAATAAGAGCAAGTCCCATAAGAACTTGGTGGATCAATTGGCAATGGATGGATGAAGCTGCAAGAGATAAACTTGTAGAATTATTTCATAGAGCAAGAGGAAGACATTTATCATTTTTATATAGAGATTATTATGATCAGCTTTGTACCTATACTGATTGGAGTTCAACAGCAGTAGGAGGGGAAACTACTACTCAACTTGGCAAGACTTATTACAATGGAGAAACTGAAGAGTGGACAGAAAATAAAACAGTAATACAACCTTCTGCAAAATATGCTCCTACCATTAAAATAGATGCAGCAGCAAAAACAGAAGGAACTCATTTCACTTTAGATGACGTGACAGGAATTATAAATTGGGCTGGAGGCTCTTCTCCTAATGGAGCCCTTGGAGCTGGAGAAGTTGTTACTGCTAATTTTAAATATTATTTTAAAGTTAGGTTTATGTTTGATGGCTACATAGATATAGAACATCAGATAAACTGGTTCACTTCTGATGAATTAGTGCTAATTGAGGATTTAAGCTAATGAGAAGTCCAGACACAGCATTTCAAACTGCCATAGCTGAAGGCTCTGTAAAGGTTGCAGAACTTTATATCATAGAATTGTCTAATGGCACATCTTTTTATTATACAAATCATTCAGAAGATATAGATTGGGATTCTCCATCAGTTTCTTATGTTTCTATTCCAATTACAAGAAGTGCCATAAATACAAATGTGAGTTTAGAAAATTCTGGAGTTGTACTTTCATTAGCAAATATAACGGGTGACTTATATTCTCTTGTTCAAAAAAATGTTCTTGATGGTGCTAAGGTCACTATAAAAAGAATCTTATGGAATGAAGCTTATGCATCGGGAATGGAAATCACAGTTTTTATAGGAACGGCTGATGTTGAATTTACCCGTAAAGAATTGTTTCTAAAATGCACGACTATTATAAACAGTTTAAATATTGTAGTTCCAAGAAGAATGTATCAAGAGCCTTGCAACAATAGACTTGGTGATGTAAGTTGTGGTGTCACACGTTCAGGGTATAAATTTGATGGAGTTGCTGATAGTGATTCTACTGATTACTTTACTGTTAATGATACAATTGTTGACCCAACTTATTATGAACTTGGTGAAATAGAAATGACAAGTGGTAATAATGATGGATGCAGAAGACCTATTCTATCTGCAACTACTGCTATTATTACTACGATGTGGCCATTTCCTAATCTTGTTTTAACAGGTGACACTTTTACAATTTATTATGGATGTGATAAGACTGCTGCTGTTTGTGAAAGTAGATTTGATAATACAAAGAATTTTAATGGATTTATTTATATCCCTAAAGTTGAAGAAACAATAATGTAATGAAAGAATTTGCAGAAATAGCTAAAACATGGATTGGAGTAAGATATTCTCATAGAGGGATTACCCGAAGAGGATGTGATTGTACTGGGCTCCTTATTGGCATAGCAAATGAATTAGGCTACCTATTAAATTATAAACTTAGAATGTATGCAAGGGATTGGAGTTTACATGCTGGAGCAGGTAATTATGTTGTAGAGGAACTTGAAAAATTTGGGAACGAAATATCAAATGAAGAAGTTGAAGTTGGTGATGTTTTAGTTTTTTCATTTGGAAAATGTTTAGCTCATGTTGGTGTTTTAGTAAATAAAAGTAATATGTTATTTGTGCATTCATTCTTAACAGCTAAGAGATGTAAATATGCAATTTTAAAAAATTCAATCTGGTCAAAACGATGGAAGAAAACTTACAGGATATCAAATGACAAAATGGTATTATACAAGTAGAAAAGGAAGAGCTTCAATTCCTTTAGTAGTAGGGCTTGGAGCAGTAGTTTTAACTGCTGGTATGGCTGTCCCTGCATTCTTAGTTGCTATGGGAGTCACTTCTGGTATGGCTACAGGGGCGATGTTCATGGCTGGAGCAATGCTCGGCTCTATTCTGTTTGCAAAGAAAACTGATACAGGTTCAATGCCAGGATATGCAAGTTATCCAGTTCAAAGAAGTAACAAAGCAACTCCAGTTCAAAAAGTTTATGGGACTTGCAGAGTTGCTGGAAATGTTTTATGGCAAGGTGAAAATCATCCATGGGTAAAGAAAGAAAAACCTGGGAAAGGTGGCGGAGGTGGATCTCAAATTGTAGATCAAGGGAATAAGCAATCTTTTTTAATTGGCATATGCGAAGGTGAAGTTTCAGTTTTAAGAATGTGGAAAGGCAAGACTTTAATTAGTTTATCTGATGCTACATTTTTTCCGGGGGATGGTTCTGCTGATACAGGTATAGAAGCATTAATAGGAGAAGATTATGCAAATTATGCAAATACTTGTTGTGCTTATTTTGATGAATATGAAAAAGGAAACTCTGAGGCTCTTCCAAATTTCAATTTTGAAATTGCGTCTCTTGGAGGATTAGATCCAGATGATAGTATAGAAGCGACTATTCTTGTTGGTGTTCCCGGTGGAGATGGTGGGGGGAGTGGGATAACAGGAAGATTAGTGGCTGTAAAAAGTGATGGTAACGGATGGGAAACAGAATATGGAGAAGATGAGGATGGTTCTGTTAGAGTAGTCAATGGAATCAATATGTATAATTGGAACGCTGCTGCAAGATTATCAGATGGAAGTTGTTTCTTTGCTACTCACAGTGTAAAAATGTATGATGTCTACTACCGCCAATTTCTTGTAAAATTAGATTCTGATGGTATCCCTGATCTTAATTTTGGTACTAATGGCATGGTAGAATTAGAGATTAATACCCAACGACTTGATAATAAATTAATAAGAATATGGGCAGGGCGTGTTTGGATAAATGATAGAGTGCTTGATAGTGGTTTGTATTCTGAAGAGGGTTGGAATTTAACAGCTTTTAATACTACTACTGGTGAAGTAGAAAGACAAGTCCCTGCATCTACGCATAATGAAATAACATGCGAACATCATTCAATACGATCTTATTGTTTTTCTCCTAATGGTCAATATGTTTTTATAACTGTGCCCACTATGGCTATTTGGGAATGGATGGGTTCTTATTGGTATCAATTACAGAATACTTCTGCTGGTGTGGCATGTTTAAACTATTTTGATTTAAGCTTAGCAAAAACTTGGGGTAATGCATACTGCGGAGTAGAAATAGATGGAGAAACAGCTTATAAGGGTATATGGGCGAATAATGAGAATTTAGGAGATGCTCCATATAATATAGAATGTACTGCAAATAGTGATGTAGTGTGGGCGTGGTCTGGAGAAATAAATGGTGCTGCTCCTTGTGGAAGTTGGGAAATAGTTAAAATGAAAGGTGATGGATCTGGAATAATTGGATTAGCTGGATTAGGTACATCAGCAGGTAAATTAGCAGGGAGGGGACATGGAAGTCTTGTAGTTAATTTGACTCTTGATTATTCTTATGTGACTTTAGAAGATGCAACAAACACTTATCTATACTGTATTAAAAATTCTGATTTTTCAACTGTGTTTGTAAAAACTCACAACAACGAAGGGTTTGGTTCTGCTTTATATGGTTTTGGCAAACATATTTATGTATCTATGCAAGGAGAGCGATTTGGGCAGACACAAAGATATCCTGACGGAGATCCTCAAACTGATATAGCAA